GCAATCCTTCCTGATACTTGACTTTCCACTCATTCAAAAAATCATCATACGTCCTATCAGCCCATTTTGAAAAATGGTACAAATCGTGCTTCTTCAATACATCTCTAAGTATTGCAGAGCGGGCCTCGTAAATGGTTCTACCATGTTGAAACCACGCTGCCAGCGCATTATCAGCATTGACTCCTACACTTTCTTCTGGCGTGAGAATACTACGTGTGAGGTACTGCAAGCTCTTGAATATGGAATACTCGTCTAGAGGAGCCATCATCAACCCTGTATCGCTGTTGTATACTGGTTTTCGCTTTAAGAAACTAAGTTCACTAAGAGAAATGAAAGGTCTCGACACCTGATCTTTCTCCGCCATAGTATACACTATACCAAAATCCTCAAAAAACATTTGTCTGTTAGTGTGTCCAAACCAATCAAACCCAGGTCGTACGGAATCGGCGCAATCATCACCATAAGTGAGAAGGCTACATACAATCTTAAAGGGCGGCACAGTTAAATGAAACCTTTGGGCCAAACCAAAATAACACATCCTATGTAAAAGAGAATTGCATATACAATTAATGATGGTAGTTAAACTATTACCAGACGTCACCGATGAAAACAACTTGAAAATATCACCATTCATGTGTATAACTGGGTAAATCACTTCCGTTGCAATTGCTCTCATCATGTCTAAATCCTCATGTGCGTATCCCACAGCTGCAGCAAACTCAATCAGTATGTTGAAAGCGGCACAGATCACTTGACTACTCATCCTTTGGTCATAATTCTTGTAATCTCCTGCTACTATTCTTTCATCACCATACTTAGAGATTATCAACATCAATGCATGCCATTCTGGTCCTTCCGCATTACACCCAACTGCTAACTCATATACATCTGGTTTGGTGATCAGCTCAGTGACCAATGGGAGAAAATATTTCCTCAACGCAATGGTGAGATTTAGATTTGAACACTGGAAAGTACGTGTCACCGTCTTGGTTTTCTTGACTGGTTCATCCTTTAGTGATTGATGGAATATCTCATATGATCTCTTGTTCTCCGACCACGCTCGCTCACTAACATTATAGTCACTCAATATATCTGGTGTGATCTCAAGGGGTTCCCCATCTTTAGCGCCAAACAACTTTGCTTTAGATTGGAAATATGGAAAACCGGCTGACGTCTTTTTGTTCATCGGTTCCAAACCCCGCACACCATCTTGTCCGTTCAATATTTGCTCAATCGAAAGCGTTTTTAGATCTGTACGCGTTCGCATCGTATCAAGTGTCCCTTCTAGGTAATCTTTCGTTGCACGTTCAATCAATGCCTGAGGAAATCCTGTATTCGCAGCTGTCGTATTCATAATACATGCATGGTGATGCTGCCAGGTGGGCACATTTGGTGGTGGTCCAACTTTAGGTTCTGTCGCAAACGCCTCATTTATAGAATCATGCACCAAAGTCTTATGTACTGAGTGTTTGAATTTCACAACTGGCGTATCTATCGTACCATAATATTCGAACGACGTATCCTTGTCTAAATACATCAACGGTGATTTCCTCGTGGGTTGCGCTTGCATGTTGAAATCTTTGACACGACTGATGTTGAGTTCTCCTGTATCAGTGGGCTTGAGTCTTGCACACTGGTCATCATAAAGGAACTTCTCTGCCTGGGCGACGTCTCTGGCACTAATCATATGCGATACACCACACTTGTCCCTGCCACTTGTGTGATAACTATGTATGTATGGTACCTTGGCATTACAAATCAATATCATTCCGCACAGGCCAATGAAAGTGTCATCCCGTAGCATATAACAAAAGCCATTGGAATCAAACCACTCTGATTTATCTAGATATGATGCTCTCAACCCTTCCCTGTATTCTGCCTTGATGAAGAAATCATTAATCTTTAATTCTCCATGTTTGTCTTTATACAATGACTTACAAATTACGGTATCGGTGGACAAATCCTTTGACATTAGAGGCACTAAGTTGCGTCTGTCTCCCAGATTGGGCACATGGTATATGGATAAATCTCGGTCTTTCAATGTATAACCATCCTGTCTCCTCAGTATGCACCTTATGATACCTCCACTGTGTTCGCGTGATCCTACATATATGGTGACCTTTGTCAATACTTTTGGTATGAAATGAGTAGGCACAAGTATCAAACCTGATTTTATGATCAGACACGTGCACTGACACATTTTCCCATCAGACGTCACATAATCTATGGTTGCCATACTCTTCTTAACCACGTTGAACATCTGTGTAAAAGTTGTGTTGTGCTCTTCTGATTTCACAATTGGAACACATTGCACACCACCCCATACAGGTCTCGCATTTGGTATAGACACTATGCCACCTTGGCAATCACCATCGACAGGCACTTGATCTTGCTGTTTCTTTGGTTTTGCTAGGGCGTCCTCGACCATCTTATCCAATGGTACTATCTTATTAAATATCTTCTTAACCACGGTAACGATCCCCAAAACAAAAACCAATGTCCAGATGTACTTCAACCTATTTTTCATAATACTAGGCATCCATGACAGTGTCAACAAGTTGCTCCATCTCAAATTCCTTTGCACGTAGTACTTAGCAACCATATCAGCATGTTGGTTATGCATATGTATGAGCACTATCACCAATAAAAGAAATGCACTAATTGAGAAAAATGGCACATTGCCCCAACATACATCCCACACCATCCACAAACTAGACATAGGACATAAAATAGTAATCAGCGCCGCAATGCATCTTCTGTTGCGAATCGTAGTGCGAGAAAAGTGTGATATCTCAATCAAGTCAGGGTACTTATTCAGAACTATCCGAGGCACCCAATCTATCAACCATGGTTTATTCACATGTATTGGATTATCACTTATCCTCCATGGGCAGAATACATCGACCATATCTTCAAACCAATCCAAGAACCAAATTGGTGCTGTTGTGATTTCTCGTTGCACATGTACAATGAATGGTGTGGTGTCGCTCGCCTGCGAAAGATCATCACTCATGCCATAATCAGGTACGATTATTTCCTCCCGGGTCCTATTAGCGTGTACAGGGGTATGATCGCTATGATCGCACGTAGTGTCCACTGGCGTCACAATCGGTTGTTCTTCCACCACTGGGACCTTTTTGTACTTACGATTCACACTGATAGGGAAATCAGGACCCGGTACGAATTGCAACTCTTCCTCATCACTATCACTAGGAGGTAAAGGTTCAGAATTCACGAGGAATTGATTTGATTGCTCTACTTCAACCTCCAAGATCGCATCAGGATTTGCAATGACAGTGGGTGCTATGGATTGAGTACACAATGAACACACCGTCTTTGGAAACCCATGTGCACATGTCTTATCTTCACAACACGCCTCTTTGAGCAACCTGATCTGTGCTGCATGGTGCCTATCTAATTCATGACCAAAGAGTACGAGTAAGTCATGCAAGTTTAGATTTTTAGCCTTCTTCTTCTCTGCTGTAGTAATGGATGGTGGTAAGTCGTAATACACCCACTTAATCACCATCTTGTTCCCTTCCTTCACAGCAATTGGATACAAAACGTCTATGTTCCAAAGATCGGTGTGTCCCATAGCTTTAACTGGATCTAAACACTCCTGATCGGTCTTCCTGAACTCTGGCTTAACATACTGGAACACTGTAAACCCAACGCGCCTCAAAATTGAATACTCATCATTAACAAAAAGAGTAGCATGTAAATGTGGCACATTGGTGGTTAATCCTACCAGCTCAAAATTCATAGGTACTGCTCCCTTCGATTCAACGTCTGGTTTTAGTGCAGTGCATGGGACGTTATTGACTATCTTAATCAAAAGGTCGTGCGGTGTCTCACCGGGGGCGACTTTCTCAGCTCGCTTATTCATAAAATCATCGAGTGTCGCTACAATGTGGTGGGAAAATACTTCCGATTGAAACTTGTCTGACATATTGACAGTCACTCTGTACTCTGCATCTTTTCCTTCCGGTTTCCAGTTTTGGTTGGTCTTTTTCCATTGAAAAAAATAATTAATCAAGTGGTCATTTACAGAACTCTTACCAATTCCTGCCGGTCCAGCAATAGAATACCCAAAAGGACAATACTTCAAGCCTGATGCTAGTGTCACCATAGTGGCTCTTGTTGATAATTTCTCCATCTTTGCATAGAGAGTTGTCAATGTCTTCTCAGCAAATTTATCTGGTGCTGCTCTGCGAACCGCAACTATATGCTCTTTGAGTGTTTTCAATTTGATTAGGTAGTCGGAACGCTGCATACCTCTCTCAGACAGTCTTCCATTTTCAAAGAAAGGCATCCATGCATCCATCTCAGCTACTCTTAACTCCAAATCATGCAATTTGTCGAAGCTATAATTCACTGGGAAAACCGATTTCTCCATTACCATCGCATAACCATAATCCAAGAAATTTTGCAATGAGTCGGCTAGAACAACAAATACTTCAAACACACCACCAGAGATAGGCTCAATGGCAAATAGTTTTATCCCTTTGAGGCAGTAATCACCTTGACAATATGTCATCATGCCTAGTGCAGTAATCGCCCTGAGAAATCTTACAATACCCCTCACTATAGGATTTTTTCCTATTCTAGCGGGGTTCCTTAGACAATCTATCACAGCATCCAGTGCTATCTTCACTCGTTCGGCTGATTGTGTTGTAAAGTGCTGTTCATCCACGTGTGCGTACTCATCATCATCCAGGTCGCCTGTATATTCCTCAAATTGATCACCAACGTCGCTATCTAAAAACTCACGACACAATCTGATAACGGAGATGAATAATGATCTGCGTGTAGAAATCACTCCAAAATCTTTTAGGGCGTACACAATCGTCGATATAAATCCACGGTAGGTAGTCTGGGCTGATAGTGAAACACACAATAAGGCAATCTTCTCACTATACAATAAAATTTTGTCCATATCCAACTTCATCCTCAATCCCGAAAACGCATTATTAGCTCTCGCCTGATATTGTTGAAAGATCAAATTATGACTGCGAGAATCACTATCCCAGTAAGATGACCTCCAATCGGGCCCCTCACTATGAATGCTTACTGACTCTATCACAGATGATGATGTGGTGCTAGTATCCATATACAAATCGCCTATATCGTGATACGCTTCTATATCCCTGACCCATGCTGGAGCCGTGGGTCCTTCGAATCTAATAAAATTCGGCATCTCTGGAGGTTGAATGTACTCCTCCTCTCTCCGAGGTAATGGTGTCTCACTTAAACGCGAGAACTGTTGCAGAGCAACTATATCCACAGTCGAAGTTGTTGTAGGCGCTGTGCTTTCCGCCGTTGTGACAGTATTATCCATCTGGCACGTGTAAGTGTGGTAATATTTGTCTCTACACAAGATGCATTGCTGGTCTGGTCTCGCTCCAGCCACAGGTACAAACTTGCGTTGTCTTTTAAATAGCTTACGATAACTACACGTTAAACATTGCAGG